GTTTTGGGCTTACAGAGCAGGAAGCGAAAGATGATTTTATGTCCGTACTTGAGGAGCAGGCCGAATATTATAAAGAAAAACATGGAGACTTTCCTGTGTGGTATAAGTCTGGGTATTCTGTTGATTACATATATGATTTAAGCGGATTCTTCGAGGCATTTCCTTTCATAAATGCCAGTAAGTTTGCAAAGGAAATTGGCATGAATGAATCTGTCATGCGGAAATATAAGGGAAAGATTGTAACAGCTTCCGATAAACAAAGAGCTCTTATACAAGAGAGATATAATAATCTTCTCAGAAGAATGGAAGCTGTCAGATTCTGATATTCTAGCCGTGAGGCTCTGATATAAAATCAAGAACTAATTGACAACAGAAGGCGCATCGTTTTGGTGCGCCTTTTTTATTTTTTCCTTTCGATTTCAGATACGATTTTCTTTAGCTCCTCTATCGTATTGGCTTTGTAGAAGTTTTCTTTATACTGGATAAGGGCGGTGAGTTCACTATCTTCTCCTTTACAAGTGGAAGAGTTATTTGTTTCGTCTCGGAAGAAGTCAACTATATTGCAATCAATGGCGTCAGCTATCTCTTTCAACTTTTTGTAGGTGGGATTTCCTTGTAAGGTAAGAGTAAGAGTAACTCTATTTACACCCATCTTTTTTGCTACATCCTGAATGGTGTAGCCCTTTTCTTTAATGATACTTTTTATATCCATTTCAAATGTATATTATAATAAACGGAACAAATATAATATGATAAAATCAATAATGCAATAAAAGTAGTTATTTATTGCGTCAAGAAGATTGATTTATTAATAAATGTGTAATTGTATAACCTTACAATTGTGTTTTTGCTAATGTTTATTAAATCGCTACATTTTTATCTTTATTCTATTTGAAGTGTAATTATAAACCCATACATTTGCATCGTCAGAAACGAAGTAATAACAATTAAAAGATATACGATTATGGCAGCATCAGTAATTAAACAAAGAACAATAGAGAAGTTCATCATGTCAGAGTTTGTACAAGGCAATTTGAACACAAAAGAACAAGTAAGCTGTATGCTCATTTTGATTCAAAAGAAGCTGAGTATGTCAGTAGAGCAAGCAAGTGACTTTATGAGAAACGCAATTGGTATTAACGCTTAAATATACGATCATGGCAACAAAGAAGATTGATGAAAAGAAAACATTGAAGTATGCAGTAGCATTCTACTTCTGTACATCAGGCAAAATAAACTTCATGTTAGGCAATAAAATGTATCAGCATATAGATACTGTTTATGACCAAAGAGAAGATGGTAGAGGTTTCAATACTTGTGAAGTCGTTTATAACTACAAGGCTCAAAGGTATGAGGTTCTGAATGTAGATACAGAGATAGGCAACAAAGAGATTACGATATTAAATAATTAACCAGCAGGGCGAAAGCCCTGCGCAATATAGAAGAATATGAAAGAAAATATATTTTTAAAAGCAGTTATAGAAAAACCGTTATTGAATAATGAACCAGAAGTTTTACACCTTTTCGTTCAAATTATCAATGAAATAACTTCTTGTATGTCAGAAGACGAGTTAAGAGGCTGTATGAACTCTTTAATAGTAAGATACCCTTATTTTAAACTGTTTTTCGATTATGGTTTCGGACATAATCATATGTGGGTGAAAGCATCAGGTTCTTTAGAAAGATTGATATTGGTTGAGTTCTAATCCGGTAGCTTTCGAGCTGCCACAATATACACGATTATGAAAGCGGATTTAGTTTTAGTTATCAGCCCTGAAGCCCCACTAATGAAACAACTGGGCAAGGTATTGGGTAAGCTATGTACACCATACGACTTTTCTACCATAGAGAGAGGCGAGAAGTACATCACCATACAGCATGATGAAACAGGGCTTGTAGTGGCTTATACGAGTGAAGAAAGATTGAATGTGAAAAATTGAATGCGAAACATTAAATATAGATTATAAATGAAAGGTAATTGTACGTTAGAACTTGATGTAGACAGTGTGGCATTGAATAATGCAATGTCTAAAGCTGTCAGTGATGCTGTAAAAAGCCTCAATATTGAGCAGATAGTAAATGCAGAAGTAACAAGAAGAATAGGCAAAAGCGTAAGCAAATCAATACAAGACGGCACATTTGTTAGAGCAGTTGCAAAGAATGTAGCCAAAGAATTTGATGCAAATATCATTGTGTCCCTTCTTGATATTGAAGAGCTGAAAACTATGGTTGCAGAAAAAATCAGTCAGAAAATAATTAGTAAAATGGGGATTTAATTATGAACTCAATTAACGACGAAAGAGGTTGCAGCGTATGCCAGCCCGGCAAAGAGAATTACACTACCTACAACACCAGGTTGAGAGGTAAAAGAG